AAACTGGGCATAAGTTATCAGCAGGAAACATATCAATTAAATCCTGCAAAGTAATTGTAAGTGGTAAATTAAATCTTTTTGCTCTGCTTTTACAATTTTGCAAAGTTCTTTTAAGCCTAAATTCAAAAGGATTTTTTTCAAAACGTCTTTGGCGAGAATTTTTATCATGTTCGCTTTGTGTTTTGCCAACTGGATTAGCTCGTCTTTTTTCTCCATGTGCCAAACCAACTTTACGCATAAGACATCTACGACAGTCTTTGCCAAGATCACGCTTTCGCCTACGCATTGGCGTATTGCAAGTAGGGCAGTTTTCTTCGTAATATTTATCATTTGTCATACGCCATATTATAAACTAGATTTTGCTAACTTTTCATAATATAAGCCAAAGCGTAATAAGGAGGCATATTTGCGCCTGATCCGCTTACACCAGCAGTTGCGTTAGTTGTTGTAGTTGCTACAGAAATACCAGTATATGCAGCATTAGTAGGGTAATTAATTCCAGAACCTGTAATTCCTGGGCCACCACCATAAGTGACATAACCATTCTGCATTGGAACTGTATGATAGTGACCTGGATCGCTAACAGTAGATGTAGAAGTCGCAGCGTGGGTATGGCTTACTACAATAGCATCAGTAGAACCGCCAGTAGCTCCTACAGCGTAGGTATTGCCTGCGCCCAATACAAAAGAATTACGCAAGTCAGGTGTGCCATTTGCACCATTACATAATAACCATCCACTAGGAATAGAACCTGTAGATCCTGACCAAATAGCAATTAAACCGCTTGGAACTGTATTAGATACAGCAGGGGCATTTTGCAAAATACCATAGAGATTATCAAGGGTAATTAAACTTGTGCCTGATGCGTTTTGAATAATAAATTTATAGCTATAGCCTTGTAACAACCAAATTTCATTAGGAACACGACCTGAACTATCTAATACGATAGGATTGGCATTAGCAGTTGTTCCACCATTGTCAGTATAAGTAGCTAAAGGTGTAGATGAACCAGCTTGATAAGTATAGATAAGACCACCTGAAAGTGGTACTCCATTGTTATCAAAGTATTGTTGACCTATGCCAACGGATGATAGTAGAACTGATGCCATTATTGTTCCTCTTGTGCTTTATTTACATTTTGTAATATGTCAGCAATAGTGTTAGCTTTGCCCTGACCAATGCCTGTTTTTTTAGATAATTTAGAAATTGCTTTTGCGCCTCTGCCACCAGCATACAAACCTTCTCCAACAATTCTTGGAGTTTGGAATGGAATTGCTGCCCAAAAAGCAGGATTTACTAAGCCAGCTAAAGTAGAAGCATTTTCAACTGTTCCTGCCAATCCTCTAGCAGTTGGTGAACTCATGGCTTGACCAGATAAAGCATTAATAAATGGTCTTCCACCTTCTTGCTCTAATTGTTGTGCAAGATTTAAACGTTGGCCATAATTTGTGGATACATTGTTTCTAGTAATACTTTGCAATTTACGCATAGCAGTATCAGCAGATGCTTTATTGCCAAGAGATAATGCTTTTTCAATTTCTTTGATTGTGTCAGATGCTTCGTGGTAATCTTTCATTACTTCAGCATATTTAGGTGCTTGTGCAGAAATAGTATCCTTAACTGCATTGTAAACATCGCCACCAATTCTATTTGAATTAGCTTCTTCATAAGGGATGCGATTTGTAATTGCACCAATTCTTTGTTTTAAAGCATCTAAACCTTCAGGAGTATGATATTCAGCAGGGTTTAAATTTCTCCATGCATTTATTTCTTTAGATAAATCATCAAGATTTTGTAAAGCAATGTCATCTTTTGCTTTACCTTTAAATGAAATAGAATCTTTTGCTTTTTGCAAAGCTGAATCAATATCATTAAAGCTCAACACAGATTTATCGCCTGTAATGTCTGTCATCCCTGAACGATAAGCACTTCCTCTATTTTGATGCAAAGTTGCTAAATTAGCTCTAGCAGCATCTAATGGTGCATTCATGGGCGCATTACCACGCATTTGATTTACAAAAGATTTATCGCCTGCAAAACCAGCTTTAGCTGCATTGGAAATATTTTCTGATCCAACACCTGTCAATGAGCCTAATAATGGCTTTCCAACAGTTGCAATAACATTACCTGTAGCTGTTACAGGATTTAAATTTTCTGTAACCTTTCCAGCAGTTTCAATCGCTTTTTCTGGAACACCAGCACTTTTTGCTAAATTCGTTGCTTTTTCTACTGCTCCAACCTTGCTTGCTAATGTTGATCCACCAGACATTAGTGTTGCAATGTCACTAGCTACGCCTACAGGGTCAGTAGCCAAAGCCTCTTTGAATCCTTCACTTGTTGTATAACGATGCTTGTATAAATGACCTACAGCGTTTGCTGTTTGAATGGCTCTTTCAGTTGCATCTGGATTGTAGTCTGCTTTATCAATCCATTCTGCAATATGTTTAGGCGTAATGTTATGCAAAGTTCCAGCAGCCAAATCCATAATACCGCCAGCAGTTCTTAATGGATGAGTTACTGCTTCATAAATGTTTTTACCAAATTCATAACCACTTTTAGGAATGTTAGTTATTGCCTGAATTGGAACATCAGACCAATCACGAGTAGATGGTGGTTCTGTTGAACTGATAATGTCAGATAAATCTTTAGCAGAAAATGATGGAGCAGCTTCTTCAACTTTGCCACCTTTGACAATATCAGCTAAATCTTGAGCAGTAATTCCCATTATTTACCTACTAGATCAATTAGTTTTTGCCGTTTATCCATTAGCTCTTGAATTTGTGCGCTTGATAATCCAGCAAATTCTTTTGCTAAATGTTGTTTATCTGATTTTGTTAAATCTTTAATTGATTTATCACCAATAACACCCATTAAATGAACTACTTTTGGTTCTGCCAATTTTGCATAATCATTATTAAATTGATTTACAGATTGCAAATTGGGTTTATTAATATCGCCAGCATGATTTAAAATTCCACGCTGATACAGTTCTTGACCAGCAAGACTTCCATTGTCTTTATAAAGAATTTCACGCAATGCGCCTTTTTGAGTTCCAAAAGAACCAAAAGCTGTTCTCTGCGATGTTTGATCTTGATTGGTTCTAGCAGATTCCATACGAATACGTTGCTCAAGATACTTCATAATTTCTTGTTGTTCTGCGCTTAAACCAATACCACCAGTTTGTTTTGCAATCGCATCAGCAATAGGGCCAATATTCAAATTAGGGTTGTCCAACATTTTTTGTATTTTTTCGTTGGTATAACGAGCATTAGGAATAGAGTCTGCATTAGTTACATTTAATGCTTCAGAAGCAGCTCGAGGCATTTTTGCAACATCTGCTGCACGAACTCTAAACGCATCATACGGCTCTCCTGGAATATAAGGAATTGCAGAACCACCTTTAGGTTGGCTCATAGATTGCGATGTAACCCCAGTTTTTGGTGCAACTTGTCCTGATGGTGAATTTTGTTGCATACCTGTAGCGGTTGCTCCACCACCTGCGGGAGCTACTTGAACTCCAACAGGTCTATTGTTTAAATTTCCTACTTGTGGAGTTCCACCGCCACCAAAGGCCATTGGGCCACCTGTAGGTGATGTAGCAACAGTAGGAGCAAGAGTATTTTGAATATAAGGGCCAGTAGGCACACCTGGTGTATTTACAGCAATATCTGGATTTCCAGTAGCCGTTGTTACAATTTGACCGCCCGTATTTACTTGTTGTGTTGAAGGGAACATTTTTTCAAATTGAGCAAGATTATCTAAACCTTTACCCATATTTGAAGTAACAAAACTACGTAGTCTTGTTTGATACATTTCTTTAGTTTCGCCTTGCATTGGCTGGGGCATACCCATTAATACTTGTTGTAATGCTCGTGGATCTTCACCACCTGGCGCATTTTTATTAATATCAGTATATCTTTGAGCAATTTTTAATGGGCTTAATTCTTCTTCTTTAAGCAAATCAGCACTTTGACTTGTTAAATAGTTTACGTGCGATCTAACATTTTTAAGTTGTTCTTGAGCATTTTGAGCCTGTGCTTGTTGAGCATTTGCTTTAATGTAATCAATTTCAGGTTGATATGTTTCTTTTGCTTTTCTTAAATCTAAAGATTTTTTAGAAATATCAAGCATATCCCCAATAGTCATTCCTTTAGGAAGCTCTTGCTTTGTAGGAGTAACATTTCCATACATACTTGTTTCAAGCTGTTGACCAAGTTGGGGTACAGATAATCCGCTAGTTGAAATTGGCATAATTAACCGCCTGTGCTAAAAGTAAACGAATTGCCTGCCGTTGGAGTAAATCCAGTATTTCCTGCTTGATTTGCGCCAACTCCAAAATCACTATAACTACCGCCATTGTTAGTTGGTGTATTCATGCTTTGTAATGCAGAATAACCAATACCACCTAAATTATTTATTGCACCACCATAAGCGTTTGATGCCCCAATAATTCCTGATGCTTGAGATGCCGCAGAACCTGTAATTCCTGCTGCTTGTGCATTTGCTGCGCCAATACCTAAGTTTGCAATATTTGTAGATGTTCCAAGCGTAGCATTTGCTGATCCTGTTGCTCCAGCAAGTCCTATATTTGCTCCAGAAAGATTAGCAGCTAAAATATTGCCACGTTGCGTTTGATAATTATTAAATGCGTTTTGATAAGCATTTGAAGCATAATTTTGAGTGTAATCTTCTAATGCTTTTGCTGCATTTCCACTATTGTAACCACCCGTAGCATTGGACATTTGATTTGTTGCTTGTTGCCCTTGTCCTAAAATAAATGAATAATTAGGAGCTAAATTAGCATTTAAATCTTGATTACTAAACTGATTATTAAAATAACCCGCATTTTGATTTAATGAATTTAGATAAGTTTGACCTGTATTGGCATAAGGCGTAAATTGAGCAGCCGCTTGTTTACCAGCAGCTAATAAATTTTGCTGTTGTTGTAATGCAGCTTGTGATTGCGTATTGGCTGCTTGTGTTTGTGCATTAGCTTGGGTTTGTGCTGCGCTTTGCGCTGCATCTCCCTGAATTACAGAACTAGCTACTACTGCTGTTGCTGCGGCTGCGGCTGCCCATGGCATATTATTGCTCCTTACGAATACATACGATCATTGTAATTCTTTCGTATGGTGTTGGATTAACTACCCAATGGGTAAATTGATTATCAAACCAAAATACATCTCCTGGCTTGGTTTCTAATTCTTCTTCATCAAAACAGAACTTTTGTCCAGGTGCGCTTGTGATTTGCACTCCAAACTTTTGATAACGCCTAGCGTGCCAACCTGGATCTGTATGAGGTTTGCACTCTTTCCCAGCGGGTATTCGAGTAATTAATACTCCTCCCAGCTCAACGCCCTCTACAGCCCTAAAAAGATCGTAAACAATAGGCTTTATACCTAAAATATCAGCAGATGGATACCATTTAGAATCGTGCGGTAAACCATTGTCAGCATATTCAACTTCGCCAAAACGAGGCCAAATGTCATCTAATTCGTAATGAGGACTAGATTCATCTTTAGTTCTAGAATTATGCTGATTCCATAACTCAGGGTGATCCAAAATAGCCCAATGTATTGGGGCTACGTTTGCACCTTGTGAAATTAGCTTAATTTTGCTCATTTTTACCAATTAAAACTTCATCAATTTTGTTTTCGTCTGTTTCATCAGTTGCGTGAATACAGAACCATACGCAATCTTCCAAAGACTCTATTTGATGGTATGTGTTGGCTTCTATATTTATACAAGCTGGAGCTACATATTCTTGATTATAACTGTCTGTACGCACAATTACACGCCCTTTTGCCAATATGCTAAGGTGTGAATAGGGGTGAGAATGAGAATAAGCCACATATCCATAAGGCATAGTCATTTCTTTGGCATATAAACCATCTGAAAAATTATGCTTAGTTTGTGGGTCAAAAGCCCATTTACCTTCATTAGCAGCAAATTGTTCAGCAAAATTAGACATTGTAATAAGGCACTTTATATTGTTTTCCCCCAACAGTTACATTCATAAATCCTGCTGGATTTGATGGTAATGTAGCTGTCCCCTTTGTTGCTGTTGCTGAACTAGAAAAGTTTAATAAGTTTAAAAACCATTGTTGCCACGCCCGAGTGGGCATTTTGGTATTGTCATCGATTAAAGGCGTAACAGGGTATTGATTACCCTGACTTTGCCCAAACAGAATATTTGCCATTAATTATCCCCTTCGCTGGCTTTTAAGTTGGCTGAAATAATACAAGCAAAGACTGGGTCAGTCACAACGACTTCAAATATGCGATCCCTTGCCATGCCTAATCTGCGCCAAATAATACGATTTTTGTATTTACCGACTTGACCAATATCTGACCAATGCTCGTTTGAGTAGGTAGAACCACCATCGTTTGACCATCTAAGCATAGCTTGTGGGTTTGCACCAACTGTTTCTGCGTTCAAAGGTGGGTTTGTAATTCCTTCTAAACCAACGCCAGGCTGGAATTGAATCTGAAACTCGTCAAAATATTGACGTTGCAAGTCTGTGACAAGGTGTGGGCATCTACGCAATCTGCGGATTTCATCGCCATTATCGGTGTAATTATTAGGGTCTAACTTATAAATTTGACCATTTTGCCAATCGCCTACGAGAACGACACCTTGAAACAAAGCAGCGCAATTAGAGCGATGGCGGTGGTAGTTATTCTGATTATCTACCCATAACCACTTATGCCATAGACCTGTAGAGATGTCATAAACCCAAGTTAAATCTAGGCTTGGGAATGTAATGACATAGCACTCATGCCCTTCTAGCTGATAAGTATAAGCAACGGCATCGCTGACAGTTTGATTAACTAGCGTATTTTCTACTGCATGGGTTGAAATTCTTTGTGGAAAATAACCATTCATCATTACGATTTCAGACTGCCCACGATTATTTCTAGCTAAATAAGCAAAAGAATTGCCTAAACGAGCTACAGAGAACTTAGCAGCGATACCATGTTGGCTAGATGAGCCAGGGATTCTTTGAAAAGCAAATGGGAATGTGCCTGCATCAGACCAGACTTCTGAAGTTGTTTCGCCCAATAAATAAACTTGCCCGTGATCGGCAATAATAGAAACAAGATTATCAGGGCCTGTGAACTTAGAAGCATAAGACAAGCCATAAGTAATTGGGCTTAACAGATTAGAAGCAGCCCATTGTTGTGAATTAGGTTTATTGTAAATAAAATAGTTATCTACAATATCGACTACGTCTGCTCCTTGAAAAGCACCATCTGAGCTAGGCAATACGCTAAAGTTCAGCAGATACATAGTTTCAGAGCCAACAGTTTGACTGGTGCTGATTACATAAGTACCAGTACCGCCTGTGCCTGATCCAAAAGTCAATGTTAGGGTTAACCCTGTGCCAGATCCGCTTGTGGATGTAGATACGTTATTTGATGGGGTAGAGGTATATTGACCAGAATAAGTTAATGACAATCCTGTGACTGCACCTGAGCTTACTGAGGTAACAGTAAAGGTAGCTGGACTATTGCCATAAACACCTCCTAAAACTGTCACAGTATCGTTTACAGCATATCCTGAACCCGCAGTAGCAATAGAAGCAGACAATACTGTTCCGCTTCCCAAAGCCGTAATAATCGTGTTTGCAGTCACTCCAGTACCTGTAATGGTTTGACCTGGGTAAATTGTTCCGCTAGATACTCCTGTTACTGTCAAAGTCGTGCCAGATATGCTGGCTGTAATGACTCCTGCGACTGATGCAGAGTTCATCTGAATAGCAGTAGAAATTGTATTAGACTGATTTAAAGTCCAAGTTGAGCCTGACCCGCTAACAATAACTGTTTCGCCTGTAATTCCTACACCAAACAAAGACTGACCCGCAGCGATTGTGCCTGAGATAAAACGAGTAACAGTCAGAGTCGTTCCTGAAATTGTGCCTTGAAATACAGCAGAAGCAGGCTGAGAAATACGCCATGTGTAGCGATAAGAGCCGTCAACGATATAGACGTTTAAGCCGTTATCTGTAATTCCGACTTGACCGCTTGAGCTATTTAGCTGTCCTACGATTGTCGCTGTGTATGTCGAATCCATGACATAAACATAAGGGCCACAGACCGCAACCATGTAATTACCACCGCTAACTGTTCTCATGCCACGAACAACTTGAGCATTTTGTAGAGTAACTACGTTTGTAAGACCAGGCGTAGGATATAAAGCGACTACCCCTCTTGCTCCTTGACCTTTTGTAGGATCGACTTCAGGGCGAAAATTGATGCACTCTTGGGCATCTTGGTAAATAGAAGGTGCTGTGTAGGCTGCTCCTACGAAGCCAAAATCAGCCATTATCTAAAGAATCCACCGCTGAGGATCCATCCAGCGTCCTTTTGGCGAGAAGCCAACATTGCATCGGCAAAACGAGCAGATTGAACTGGCTTCATATTGATCCGTTTAACTGTAGCTTTAGCTTGAGCAGCGTAGGCATTAATCATCTGTATTTGCGTTGGATTGGCTTTACCATACATAGGCATCAATCGCTCGGCTAAACACCATCTGAGAGCCATTGTGTAGCCCTGTGGCAGGATTACAGTATCGTTAAGATTGGTATAGTTTTGAAATAGATTGTCTGTGAATATGTGCATTTCGCCCTGTGCAGGGTTAGGCCATACATAAATATTTCCAAGTGTTTCGCTAGGCTGATAATAAAGAGCTTTAGGCCAAGGGCCATTCAAAGTCTTTAAACCAATCATTTCGTATTCTTCTACCGCTAAAACAGCGATTGGGTAGTCCAATCCACCATTGACGATAGGTACGCCATTAGAATTGGTATTAATCCGTACAAAGGCAGAATCTATTGATAATGGGCGTTGATAGTAAAGATTAATCGTTTCAGACGATACTGTTTGACTGATATTTAAACGATATGTGCCAGCTTCATTGACATTGTTTCCTGCGCCTGTAAGCATAGCTACAATCTTAGTTCCCGCAGTAATACCTGTACCGCTAAGGGTTTGCCCTACGTTAATAGCCCCTGAGCTAATGCCTGTAACTGTTAAGGTAGTGCCTGAAATTGAGCCTGTAATGATTGCGCCAATTTGACCACCTGGGCCGATTGTGTATTGAGTTTGACCTGAAACAATAGGAAAGACGATCTCATTCTTGTAATAGACCATCATTTCTTCGTTTGACCATTGATCTACCAAGTCATTGAGCATATCAAACGCATCTTGAGCAGCATCTGCGGTAGGAGTTTCGCCAGCCTCTAATGCTCCGATGTCTTTTAATGCTCTAGAAACGATGTCATAAGGTGTGGTCATGGCTTAAATCTCAGGTTTGAATACTTGTGGCATCCAGGGTGCTGGTACAGGTTTATGTGATTTTAACGCTTTTATCTGATTTTCGACACCCTTTTTAATATGGTTGTCACCATCTTTAACGGCATCAGCTTCGATCCAGCCAATAATCATTTCTTCAGTAACTTCTAAAAATGGCACTTTTGCAGTAGGGCAATCAAAATACCAATTACCTTCAGTTTCTACTGATAGGTCATCTTCTGTACCGATTAGGTGATATCTTGCTCCTGTAATCACTTCATCTTGAGCAAAAACTTCTAATATTTTCCATTGATAGTTCATATTTATCCTATTAATGCTGTTACTTCAGCTTGAGTTAGTCCTAATGCTGTTAGTTTAGCTAGTGCAGAAGCCTTTGCAGCTATGGCATCTTGTTCTGCTTTTGTTTCGGCTGCTTGTAGTTCTACCAATTTAGCTTTTGCTTGCGCCATATCATAAGCGACTTCTTTCTCATCTTTGTCATAAGCTACATCGCCACGAATAGTAACAATGGATGGATTAAGTGCATAAATTGCGTCATGAATATCAATCATTGTGCAATCTCCATTAAAGTTATTGTAGATAAAGTTTGATTTATTGTTGCATAAGCCGTACCAGCCCCTGAAACTGAATAATATAAAGTGTAAGTTGTAGAAGATGTTGTAGTAGGAGAATCTAAATAAATTATGCTACAAGGAACCCATAAAGAAGATGTGCCACTATTAACAAGATAATCAGCTAAAGCTGTTGCCGTACCACCACCAAGATTTGTAGAGTTTCTATAAATAGTTAAATTTGTTCCGCCTGAACCAGCAGAAGAATTTGTAATTGAACTTGATGTAATTATTAAAATTTTACTTGTAGAAAATAATGGTGTAATTGATGCAGTTAGACCACTTGCCACATAACTTGTACCAGTAGTTGATGAAGATAAATTGTAAGTTCCCTGAACCACTTGCAACACTTTACTAGGTGCAGCTTGTGGATTAGTACCATTAGGGAATGTAGCCCCTGCTGTTCCATCAATTATAAATGTCATGATGCTTTAACCTCATCGGCTGGTAATGGTGTTAAAACCTGTTCAGCCGATAAACCCTTCTTTAGCCGACCTCTTAATGTGTGATGATTCATATTTAATTCCTTTGCCCATTGGGACACAGTTTGTTTTTTACCATTATATTCAATGAATATGCTAGAACGCTTATTGTTTGCCTGTTGTTCTTGTGTGGCCCAACGGCAGTTTGATTTCTCATAATTGCCATTAGGGTTTATGCGGTCAAGACTTAATCCATAAGGTACTTCGCCCATATCAGCTAAAAAGTTCTCAAAAGATTCCCAGCTTTCATCATAAGTAATGCCACGACAAGAATAATCTTGATTGATGCGATTGCAACGGCTTTTCATTGCACCCCATAACCTATAAGTTCTTGTGTGCTTCATGCCATGAGTTACATTAGCTTTGGCGATTCTTTGACGATGTTCACAACCACAAGAATTAACTTTACCTTCAACCATATCGGAAGCACGAATCTCTTTTTGAGTTCCGCACTTGCATTGGCATAGCCAAATCGCACCATTGCCGTTTGACTTCCCTAACTGTAATACAGTCAAAGAACCAAATTGAAAACCTTGAAGGTTGTTAAGTGGTTTACCCATTATTCGTCTGCTGGCAAAGGTTCGTTACCTTCGGACTTCCACAACAAAAAGGCTTGGTAGTCTGTGTTGGCTTCATCCATAGGAATTACCGCATTATCTGCAATACGCAAAATTACATTTGTGTTTATTGTTGAATCTTTATTTAGACATTGTTTATACATTTTAAAGTTCCGCACTTACAGTAATTGTTGAGTTGCCTTGAGAAGTTGTATAAACCCACCAAGCTCCTTCTGTTGTAATTGAACCCTGTGACGCAAATCCTGAAGAAGATGATGTTATTGTTGGTGTTGCTCTTTTTGATACTTTATATATTAAAGAGCCATAGTTATTTGAACTATTTGCGATATAACAAGAACCCATATTTTCATAATAACGCTGACACAAAGCTAACTCTTGCCCATACTGACGATACTCAAATCCAGTAGCAATGCTTCCTACTTCTAGTTGAACGCCTGTAATGTAGAAGGTTGCTCCGTTTGTTCCTACTACGGATGTTGCGCCTGTGGGTGCAAAGTATGTTCCAGTTGCCCATGCTCCAGCAGTCCCGCTATAAGTAGAGCCAGTTCCAAGACCATACCAAACGCTTAAACCTTTTCCGTTTGTTGCCCCTACCCAAGTTCCTGATGTATCGCCAGCAATCGTTACTGAAATGGTTGTCCATGTGTTTGCCACAGGAATTGAATAACTAAATGGATAACTTCTATTTTGTGCGCCATTTTGTAATGCGCCTCCAAAAGTTCCAGTCAGGCTTGAATACACTTGAAACGACAAAGTTATAGTTTTAGCATTTGCCGTTCCAAATTGTAGGTCAGATGTATTAAAACCTTCAATCGTGTACTTTAAAAGAAAATAATCGCCAGCACCTAATGATGTTGCCGCTAAAGATGTTACTCCTAGATAATTACTAAACCCTATTGGTGGCGTAACTGAACCAGCATTTTGCTGTACGCTAAATTTAGATGCTTGTGAAAGACCTGTAGACCATCTATCAAGTGTATAAGTATTGTCTACTGTTGGTGTAACACTACTACCATTATTTCTTTGGTCAATAACCATCGCACCATTAATAATGCGGTTCTTCATAATAGAAGCATTACCAGCTCCTAGATTAGAGCCAGCTACACTTGTGCCGATTACATCAGCATTGACTGTTCCGTATGCCATTATGCTAATCCTGTTAATGCTTTAATTTCATCGGCAGTTAAGCCAATGGCTGATAATTTAGCTATTGCAGATTCTTTGGCAATAATTGGTGCTTGTTGTGCATCAATAATGGCTTGTTTTTTAGTTTCATTAATCACGACTTTGCCATTTACTAATTCCCAAGCATCAAAGTTATCTTTAGGAAGTTCGCTATCATCAACAATAATTGCGCCAGTAGGACAATCTTTAATTAATACTTGTTCAATAGGTAATTCACCTGTTGGTATGCAAACAGCTACTTGACCATTTTGTGCGTAAATAATTACTTGTGCCATTATTTAACCTTTAATTAACGAAATATTGCCAATGTTACATAATTGTAATCTGTTGGCGATTGAAGCCCAGTCCAACCTGTTATAAATCTAATAGAAGATGAAGAAACTGCGGTATTATTTACTGCCATAAGATTGCTTGCATATTGACCGCTTACAGACCAACTATAGTTTGCGTCTGTCATAGCATTAGTAAAATTAAAAGAATAGTCTCCAGCACCATTTCTAGTAACTGAACTTATATTATAAGAAGCACGAATAGTTTGTGTAGAGCCATTATAATTACACCAAGCCTGACATACACCAGTAGTTGATGTAGTTAAAACTGTCCCAGTAGATGCAGGAATCGTAACTGTATTTGTACCAGCTACGGCTGGAACTGTAACTGTAACTGTACCGCTTGTATCGCCTGAAAGAACCATTGAACTCATTGTTTATCCTTACAAAATTACCCAGCGACTACCGCTAGGAACTGTTACTGATCTACCTGATGCGACTGTTACAGGGCCAACAGAATGTGCGCTATAACCGCTTGGTATTGAGTAAGTTGCACCTACAGTTAAGTTATTAACAAAAATACCATTGCTGGCAACAACTTGCGGTGTAGTTGTATCGCCTGTTGAAGCATTGTAACTAATACCTGTATTTACATAAGCTGTCGATAATGAGCCACTTGTCGCAGATGATCCGACTATGTAATATGGCCCAGTCGAGGTCGTAGAAGTAACTGTTGCACCGCTTGCACCAGGCGCAGAAGATACCCAAGTCGTGCCGTTAGAGGTCAAGACATTACCTGATGTGCCAGGAGCAACTACTTGTAAAGCAGAAGTTCCATTGCCTAAAAGCACGTTATTGGCAGTTAAAGTTGTCGAACCTGTACCACCAGAACCAACTGCAAGCGCTGTTCCCAATGAAACAACACCAGTAGAACTAATAGTCATGGCATCAGAAGCGCCATTATTTACAATAAAATGAATACCATTAGCGCTGTAAGTTCCGAGTGCTAAATCACCGCCATTTGTATAAATATAACCAGCATTTGCAAGGCTAAAGTTGCCTGTTCCTGTAAATGCGCTTGAATTAATACCAATATCAATATATTTGCCTAAGGAAGCAGTATCGTTATATAAGGCAATATCCGTAGTAGCGGTGGCATTACTGCTAGTATTTTGCAATGCCATGTAGGCATAGCCAGCAATAGAAGTTTGGTAAGAAGCAAATATTCCAGTATCAGAAGCATTTAAAGTTCCATAAGCAAAAGCACCTTGAGTTGCTGACCCTGAAATGGATTGATTGGCAATATATTGACCAGTTGTTATGCTAGTTGGCAAACTAAGAGTAACCGCACCTGTAGTAGTAGAAGCAGTAATCTGATTAGTTGTGCCTGAAACGGAATTAATATATGTTCCAGCAGGCTGTTTATTGTTAAATGTATTCCAATCCGTAGAACTTAAATAACCATTAGTTGATGTAGTTGCTTGAGTAATGCTGACAGTAGCAACGCCTAAAGTGGTAGATACGTTAATAGGCGCAGTTCCGAGAACAGAAGTTACACCACCACTAGCTGCCGTAGCCCATACAAATCCTGTGCCGTTATATTGCAGATATGTGCTTGCAATGGTCGGTGCAGTAATAAATGATGTTGCACCAGCACCTGTTTGATATGGAATTTGTAAGTTTGTGCCACCAGCAATATTAGTAGCTGTAGTAGCAGAAGTCGCTGTTGCTGCATTGCCACCAATAGATAGGCTTGAAGCAGTTCCTGTCAATCCTGTACCAGCACCGCTAAATGATGTAGCAGCCAAAAGACCTGTGCTTGGCGTGTAATTGAGCTTAGTGGAGCTAGTGTATTCAGTCGTTGCTGTACCGCTTGTAACCCTTGCAAATAGGGGATAATACGCAGTAGCAGAGCTTGTATCGTCTGTAATCGTAACCCCAGTTGCAGGAGCAGCAGCCCATGTTGGTAATCCGCTTGATAAAGTCAGGATATAGCCGTTTGTGCCAGGGGCGAGGAAAGTCGTTGTATTTACGGCAGATTGATAAGGCAAGTATCCTGCTAAGCCACCAGCTAGATTTGTTGAAGTTGTCGCTGATGTTGCGCTTGTTGCTGTCGCTGCGTTACCGCCAATCGAAAGACTAGAAGCTGTCCCTGTTAAACCTGTTCCTGCGCCACTAAAGCTGGTAGCAGTAAATACCCCAGTAGAAGGGTTATATTGCAGTTTAGTAGAGCTTGTATATTCTGTTGCCAAGTTTCCGCTTGTTTGGTTTGCAAACAAAGGATAACGAGTGCCATTTGTAGTGGTGTCATCGGTTACAGTCGCATAAGCGGTTGGGGTTGACCATGTAGGTGCGCCTGTGCCACCTGATGTTAATACTTGACCTGTTGTTCCTGCTGCGCTGATTGCTAAAGCTGTGGTTGATGCTCCATAGGCAATTCCACCCGCTACAAAAGCTGATGATTGACCTGTACCGCCTCTATTGTAGGCAATAGTTGAGCCATTCCATGTCGCAGAAGTGATTGAGCCAGGATAATCTAATGTGTTAGTTGACCAAGATACATTAGAAGGAGTGGAATCATGACGATCCCAAGTGCCTGCTGCAAGTGAATTATCAAGCAATACAATCGTTACGTATCCACCAGCTTGAATCGTTGCAATCGTGGTAGATGAATTATTTATTACAGTAATTGCGCCTGATGATTGATTGTTATTAAAAGCAAATGTTGCGCCACTAGGCAAAGTGGTTGCATTAGGCAGTTTAATTGTTTGACCGCCTGAACCTGTAATTAATAAATTTTGTGGCGATGCAGCAGTTAATGTAATTGTTGTGCCACTTGCGGCTTGGCTAGTAAAACCTTCAAATAAACAGTTAGTCGTAATATTTCCGTTGGCATCACGCAAAACAACGCTATTTGCACCGCTTGAGCTTGTTACGCCTGTGCCACCATTGGCTACATTTAATGTGCCAGATAAGGTAACTGCGCCTGTTGTGCTTGTAGATGGGGTAAATCCTGTTGTTCCTGCGCTAAATGAGCTGACATTTGAAGGTAATGAAGTCCAAACAGGAACACCGCTAGAAAGGGTTAAATATTGCCCATTTGAGCCTGCCGATAAGAAAGTCGTAGAACCGCTTGATGTTTGATAAGGCAACGCTCCAGCAGAACCCCCCGCTAGGTTTGTAGCAGTCGTAGCGGTTGTAGCGGTAGAAGCCGATCCTGCGGTTGTAGCGTATGTTGCAGTCGCAGCATTTCCACCAATGCTCAGTCCTGATGCTGTCCCGGTAAGCCCGCTACCTGATCCACTAAAAGAAGAAGTAGCAGTAATAGTAGTACCAGTAATTGCGGCAGCAGAAGAACCGCCAATAGTAGTGCCATTGATTGACCCTCCTGTAATTGCTACGCTATTTGCATTTTGCGTTGACATTGTGCCAAGACCGCTAACTTGAGTATTGGCAATCGCAATAGAAGTGTTTGTAACGCTAGTAACTTGACCTTGAGCGTTTGTTGTTAAGACAGGTACTGCGCTAGCAGAGCCATAAGTAGAAGCTGAAACACCTGTATTGGTAATGCTAAATGTATTGCTACTGAGGGTTAACCCTGTGCCAGCATAATAAGTGTTTACAGTAGAGAACTGCACCCAAGTAATTGCAGTAACGCCAATAGTGCCTGTTGTGGGCGAGGTACATACCCAACCTGTTTCAGCTTGAGAACCATTTAAAACGACTGTATAAGCACCTGAAACCTCTGACCATACATCCATATCGGCAGATCGACTCCATGCGCCTGCGGATGCAATATAAATGCCGTTATTAGCCTGTGTAGTTTGATTCTTGACGAGAACACGATCACCAGCTAAGGTAGTGTACCCATCAATCGTTTGAAGCCCTGAGAGCGTTATATTGGCTAATGTGCCACATTGACACGCAGCTTTAGGGCCAAGACCTTGAGCGACTGTATCTACATACAGTTTATTAGTAATATCGGTATTTCCACTAGGGCTAGTAGAAATTGTGCCTGTAGTGGTTGTAATGCTAGTAAAAGTGCCAGCAGCAGGGGTAGTTCCACCGATAATTGAGCTATCAATCGTGCTGTTGGTAATGGTTAACCCTGATTGAACAGGGTTTACAGTAGCGTAAAAAGGCTGATTCTGACCTATAAAGGTTTGAAAATTCCCTTGTAGGTCAAAATAAGCCTGAACAGGCAGTAAATTCTGCGTTACAGAATCATTGACAGCCATAATTGGCCTTTATTAGTTTTGGTCAACCATTGGCAACACATATAGTGTGCCACTCGTTCCAATCGCTGTAATTGCAAAACTTGGAGGTACTGCCAAAACTGTAGGTTGGGACATTGCTACACCCAACACAAAGCTCTGACTGCTTGACCCGCCTGATGGCAATACGGCTGCTGGTGCTGTTGTCGATGTTCCTGCAACGGCAGGAGTAATCGTAATAGCAACAGGACTAGAACCAGTATTTAAAAAGCCACAAAAGTTTGCTTGATCGTTCCCGTTAGGGGTAATCGTTACAGAAGTAGAAGAAGTGCCACTAACGCTAATAGCCGTTGTAGGGCCTACAAAACGATACGCTGATACGTTAGCCATAATTTATCCTTAACCAGCGTTAACAGGTGCTGGGCCTTCAAAACGAACGATTTGGAACTCATATACGCCAGCAGCAGGAGTTGCTGCGCTGGTTGAGCAGTTACCAAACTGAATGGTCAAAACGCCATTGGTTAAGCAATCAGTTTCAGCAATAAAGATACCGGCTGTTTGATTGGCAATATAACCACCTGTGGAGATAAAGTCGGTAGTCAATAGACCTGAGACATTAAATGTCTGCACAGCAGTAGTAGAAGCTGCTACTTGAGCTGGAGTGATAGATGGGGCGATATAGAACGTAGAAATTGCATTTCCACGAGCGATTGTTGTTGATGGCATAAATTTTCCTTTGCAAAGGGGTAGTGTGGTAATTCTACAACGATTATATAAGAAAACAAAAGAAAAAACCCACCTTTTTAGGGGCGGGTTTTCTCATATTACTACGATATTACGACTTCAATAGACCTAAGGATTTCAATGCGGTAACGATGTCACCGATTGTGTAGGCTGTGCTTCCTGATGCACCTGGGAAGGTGGTATTGGTATAAACAGCAGTTGTAGAACCAGCAGCAGTAGTAGTTGTGTTAGCTACGGCTGTAGGTTGTGTTACTGGAGTTGCGCCAAAGAAAGCCAAAGGGCTATTTGCTGCGATATAAACGCCATCAGTAGAGTCACCATTAAATAAATAGTGTGCTGTTACTGTGGTTGATGGGCCTGGATTTGCCATGATTATTTTCCTTTAAATTAAGTTAAATTAAGCTGCAACACGGCAAGCGAGTTCAGGATACAAATTTGCCCAACCATACAGAACGTCTAAACGAGTAGGAATAGAGTCATTGTTAATGGTGTATTGACGAACTACACGCATTGACAGACCGATTTCCTTGTCGCTTGCACGACCTGCAAAGTGAACACCCTCTGGCAACTCAAGGTCGGCTACTGCGAGAGTAAACGCATTGCGGTGCATGATGATGTTTTGTGGGGAAACTGTACCAGACTGGTTAAAGAAGCTAACAGCAGCAGTAGAGCTAGTTGAAGGGATAGATACGTTCTGGAACTGACCAGCAGTAATGATAGCTGGGCTTACGTTTACAGAAATAGTACCACCTGAACCGCTAACAGCAGTATTAACAACAAAGTTACGCAGCTTGTTTGAACCATAAGCCTGACGATTCTGTGGGTTAACAGCATATACACCAGCGATGGTGAATGTGTCACCTTGTAACAAACTCACGCCATTGGTCAAAGTCAAAGTGATGGTGCTTGAAGAAGCCCAACCAGATGTCAAGAAACCAGTAGCGGTAGTTGTGTTAACAGTTGCAGAACCAGAGAAGCTACCAAACTGATGTGAAACGATGTTTTGATCCATCTTCCAATTCATACCAGCAGAGTCACGACCCATCAAACCTTTACGATACTGCTCGCCAATAGCTTCTTGTGGCACAAATAGGCCTTTTAAGCTGTCAACGATAGTAGCTGAGGTAAATGGTTCAACTGTGCAAGAACGACGGCCATCACGTGGTGCGCCTTCAGAATCAAGGTAAGCAGCAGCAGTCAGGTAAGTAATCAAACCAGTTGGAGGCGTACCAGCTACACCAACGATATTGGCTGTGTTGTTAGCAGCTTGTGTGCAACCATCACGATCAATCTTGTTAGCAATAGCAGCTACAGCAGGCTTCAATACACGATCAGAGAACATATCGAGGCTCAATGCCAAATCTTGCGTGGTGAATTGAGTATCAACGTGGAACTGAGTGCTGAGGGTTACAGGAACTGAAGTTTCGTTGAAATCTTCAACGTTCAGAGCTGGGCCAGTTGTACCGATAAAACGACCTGGTCTACGTACGTTTACTGTGTTACCGATCTTGCCACCGACTACAGCGAACTGGTCATCGTAGTTACGATCTACTTCAGAAGTAAATGTTAATTCGTTCTCCAAGACCATTAACGCTTCGTTAGTGATCTTAGAAATAGTTAGCAAATTATTTGCCATGATTATTTCCTTTAAATATAAATTGGGTTATCAGCGTATCCGTTTAGCCTGTCGTGCTGCTTTCCATTGGGCGTAAGTGCCATGAAATGCTCCATCTCCATCAATGAGAACATCTCCTGTAC